CTGGGCAAAGCATACGTGCGCCGCTTGCGCAGAGCAATCGAGCGCATACGCCCGCGTAGGCGCGGATAGGCAGCTTCGCCAGCAGCGTCGCACGCCTCCGCAATCGACTCGAACCATTTACCCGACGCCAGCGCCTCTGCCAGCTCTTCCTCGCTCTCGACCGACTTGCAGCCCCACGTGGGATGGCTTGTCGTTTTCTGATACGGACCCGGCGAGCAGTAAACGTGGCGCGGATACATCATTTCCCCTTTTTCTTCTTTGCGGTGCGTGCAGTCTCGAGCGCGATTGCGATCGCCTGCTTCTGCGGCTTGCCCGACTTCATCTCCTTGGAGATGTTCGAGCTGATCGACTTTTTGCTGTAGCCCTTCTTCAACGGCATAAATGCTCCTAAAGAGAAAGGGCGGCATTGCGCCGCCCCTCTCTATTCAGTCATTACTGACCGAAGATCAGCACGCCGGCCATTTCCGGCGCGGTGCAGACGACCCCGTACAGCGTATCCAGACGATACTTAATCGTCATGGTGTCGATGTCGTAGAACTTCTGCATCACCAGCTCAATGCCCTGATCCGTGCTCGCACGCATGACCGCCGCGCCGCTGTCGGTCGGAACTGCGTATCGGCCAGGGAGGAGCTCGATCGAGTTCTTGAACCAGAACGGGTTGACGTTGCAGGCGTTGTCGTTCAAGAAGTTGATCGACGCGGTAGCAGAGGTGCTGGCCACGTTGACGTTCTTGTACTGAAGCTCTGCATCGGTCGGTGACGAGTTCGCGCCAATGATCGGCGGAGAAATCGTCATCGTCGTGCCGCTATCAATCGAGATCACGCGGAAGGTCTTCGGCTGGCCCGTCGACTGCTTGGTGATCTGATGCACGGCTTCGATGCCAGCGATCGTGAAGCAGTCGCCTACGTTGATGCCGTCCGTTGCCGTGCCCGAGGCGGCGGCAATGGTCACCGTCTGGTAGCGGTTGTCCACGTTCAGAACGCCCGCGGTCGCGGTCGTGGTTGCTCGCGGAACGAAACGCACCTGCGCGCCGTTGGTGGCGATGGTTTTTGCGATCGTAGAAGCAGCCGGCAGACGATTCGCATAGTCCATCTTGTAGGTATCAAAACCTGCCACCATGCCGACGTATGAACGCTCGTACGCGCGGTCAGACTTCGCGTTACCGAACGAACGGGTCGCGACCGCAAGGTTGCCAGCCAGTCCGTTGTAATCGCGGGTCGACAGCGCCAGGTAGCGGTCGTAATCCTGCACGCCCTGCTCGTTCATGATCGCATCGCAGAGTGCCACGTCGTCGTAGTCACCCGCCGCACCAGCGACTGCAACAACGAGCGTGCCCTGGTTCGATGCGACGTTCAGAACGGAACGGTTGATGTCGGACGCCAGCTTCTGCTTAGCGGCATCGCCGAGGCGGCCTTCTTGCAGCGCGTCGCGCAGTTCCTTCGCGTTCAGCTTCCAAGCCGAGGTCTTGGAGAAGCCGAGCGTGGACGGCACGGAAAGCTGCGTCATGTCGTCGTAGTTCGACGAGATAGACGAGCCGACAGTGCTATCAAAGCTCTGCGCGATGTACGGCATCGGACGCCAGATGGTATCGCGTGCGCGCTCCATCGTTGCGCCGTCGGTGGCGTAGACGTTGACGTTACGGCTCAGAACGAGCGCATCCTGGAAGCCTTCGAGAATGTTCTCGAACGCTACGATTTCCTCTTTCGAAAATGCATTGGGCATTTCAGACTCCTACTATTTTTGTTGCCGCGACCGCTTGTAGGCCATGACCTTCGACATATCGCCGGTCTTGAGTGCCTCGTTGCGCAGTCGCTCGAGTGTTGAATCTACAGAACTTGCACGCCCGGTGCCTTTAACAACGGGCTCTGGCGCCGGCGGTGGCTTGCGAGTAGTCACTTTGAGTTCCTTCTCCAGCTTCGCAACCGCAAACGCGAATTTCACGGGATCTTGGATCGCAGCCAGATCCTTCGCTCGCCGAGTGTTCTTGCCGAGCGCATACACCACAAGAGCGGGATTGTCCGCGCCTTGGAGCATGATGCCCTGCTGAACCTCGGAGAAGGTCTCCTGCGCAATCGCCTCGGCGTCCTCGTAGTCCTTCACCTTCAGCGCCGCTTTCGCTTTGCCGTAGGCGTCGAGCTTTGCCTGCCACGACTTCGCCTGCTCTTCCTCTGCACGCTTCGCCTTTTCGGCTTCTACGTCAGCGGCTCGCTTGCGGTCGTACCAGGATTCGAGTGCCGCCTCGAAAGCCTCGGCGTCGTAGTCGTGATCCTCGAGCTTGGGCTTCGGACCCACCGCCTGCTTACGTGGCGGCTCGGCGGTCGTCAGCTTCTGCTGAAGTTCGCGATGCTGTCGCTGTAGCTCTCGATGCGCCTTGCGCAGATCCTTCACCCACTGCGGAGCGGGTTGGTTCTGCTGCACATCCTCTTCTTCGGGGTCCGGCGATTCATCCCCAATCGAGACAACCATATCCCCATCGTCTGCTTCGTCCTCGATCACCATCTCGGTATCGAGCGCATCCTCGGGAATTGTCTCAAGCTCTGCCGTATTTTCTGACATTTTCAACCTCTCGCCCTGTGGTGGGCGGCAACCATGAAATCTATTCTAGATGCTGTCCTGTGAATCGCGCAATATTCATGCAGCAATCCCGACAGCGGCAAGCAATGCGCGCGAGTCCATCTCGTCGATGATCTCGAGGATGGCGATGATCTCCTCCTCCTCGCGGGCGAAGATCTCGACGACCTTGGTCGCAACCTCGACCTCTTCGCGCAGGCGCGACTCGCGCTCAATGCGTGCCACCTGCTCGCGCAGCTCATCAAGCGACGCGCGGGCGGCCTCGTACTCTTCCACCAGCTCGCCAAGGCGCTGCGCCGATTCAGACTGCGCCTTTTTCAGCACGCGCTGCGCCGCCTTGACCTGCTCGGCCACCTCCTCTGTGCGCAGCGACTCCTCGAACCTGGCGCGCTCGTTCGCCCAGCCGCGGCGCTTGGCCGTCTTGCCTGGTCCGCCGCCTGCAAGCGGCGTGATGTTGGCGATCAGCTCAACGGGGAAGCCGGTGATGTTGTACGCGCCCGGCGTCGTTTGCAGTACGAACTGCCCCGCTGTCGCCTTCTCAAGATCGACGGGCGAGCCGGTGATGTCGTAATCGCCGGGCGTCGTGTCGAGAGCGCGACCCAGCAAGAGCGAAGGCGAGCTGCCCGTGATGTCATAGTCGCCGGGCGTCGTATCCAGCGCGCGGCCGAGCAGAAGCGACGGTGAGCTACCAGTGAGGTCGTAAGCACCAGGCGTCGTGCTAACGATGCGAGCAGCCAGCAGCGACGGTGAGCTGCCGGTGATGTTGTAGGTGCCGGGCGTGGTGTCGAGGGAGTAGGCGTTAGCTGCGGTAGATTGCAGCGGGAAAATGAACCGCTGCGGCTGATAGAGTTGCCACGGGTTCTGCGTCAGCGCGACAAGTTCCGAGTCGCTAAGGCTCCGGTTCCAAACCCAATACGCCGCAAGATCGCCAAGACCGTCAGTTACCGCGTTCTGACCGCCAATGTTGTTGATGGTGACGCCAGTAAGCGTTCGCGTATGTGCAGCAGTCCGCTTTTTCTCACCATTCCAAAAAACGGCGGCTTCTGCGCCAGTTCCTGATGACGAGCGGAAAGCAATGTAAACCTGTTCTAGGGCAGGGACTTGCGGCCCGACCGTGGACGCAATAACGTCAGTTCCAGTGATTCGGATCTGAGCGTTGCCGTTGATTGTGGAGACGTTAAATAGCGTCGTGCCGGTTGATGCTGCGCCGGTACGCCATGTGCCGCCCCAGTTCGAGCGGGTTTTCGGAACGGCCGCCAAAATGGTCAGGCTCCCGTTCGTCGGAACCGTCCACTCATCACCGGCAGCGTAAGAGAACGGCCAGTTGGTTCCGACGCGGGAAATCAGATTTCCGCTTGTCCCCGGCTCGATAAGCGCCGTGGTAAGCGGCGCATTAGTGACGAGATCGCGCTTAGAAGTAGCAGCGCCAGCCCTGACGAGCTGGGCCGTCGCGGGGTGAGCCCAGTTGATCCTCGGTGGATACTTCGGCTGCGAAGTCCACTGGGCTTTAGGGAGAATGATCATGCGATGTCGTACTTGATACCAACGTATTCAAAGGAATTGGTATTGACTGCGTTGTTTCGGAGAGCAACGCCTGTGTTGTGTGACACAAACAAGCCCCAGAACTTAGG